AATTGATATGCCGCGGCTTGTACAGCCGGTGCCGCAGAATTCATTTCATCTAAGAACAAAATAATGTTCTTGTATTTCTTTGCCAATTCCTTAGTAGGAAGTTCTGCTGGCGGTGCCCATTTCATGCAGTTGTCATTTGCCGCATAGTATGGAATACCTTTAATGTCAGTAGGTTCCCAAAGTGACAAACGAACGTCAATAACGTGAGCGTCTAGGAATTCACCAATCTGGTGAATAATGTCTGATTTACCAATACCTGGTGCGCCCCATAAAAATAAAGGACGTTTCTTTTTGAATGCTCTAATAATACTCTTTTTAGCATTATTAGGACTTACAGTGCGACTTGCGATGTTTTCCATAATGTACTCCTTGTTTCTCAGTGCCTTAGTTAATTTCTAACTATGTATATAGTATAGCATCACTAGGATAAAAGTCAAGAGGTTTTTTACCTATTTTGGTAAAATATTTGGATTAAGTTAGTTCTTCGTCTGCTCTTTTAAACGCTTTAGTTAAGCCATATTTCTTAACATCACCGCTAAAAAGGTGTAATTCGAGTGCTTTCTTTTCATCAAAAACACTGATATGATCTCTACCTAACCAATAAGGACAGGTAATAAATTGGTCTAACCAAATTACTGTATTAGTTGTAAGTGTGAAATCTTGTGGAAAAGGAACATCATATGATTGTAGATCTAACTTTTCTGTAAGAAACATATACCCCTTGTCGGTTAATCTTAAACCACCAACTTCTTTGACTCTAGTATTTTGCCACCACACAGGCATATATTGTCTAAGTGTGGCTTCGGTAATACTAATGTCTGCTTGTTTGAGAAAGATTTTGGTATATGTTTCTTTCCAGTTCATTAGTCGTTTGCTTCTTTTAAAACAGCCGCATCATAATCTTCGCGACTTACAATTCCTTCACGTAAAAGTTTTTCTCTGTTAGCCATGTGCTTCATTTGAATTTCTTCTTTGCTACCGCCAAAGTATGCTACGCAATGTCCTTCTTCGATCATTATATCTGTAACCATACGTCCGTCGGGTGCTACAAAGTCTCCTAGGATACGTCCAAACTTGCCTTTCATGTCTTCGCCGTTCTTGTTAACTTGTGTTTTTAGGATTGCTGTTTCTCCTAATAGTTGAGCAAGTCTTCCTTTTGCGGCTTTGCCAAATAACTTTTCTACATCATTTGAAGTGCGGCTTTCTGGTGTGTCAATTCCCATAATACGAACTCTTTCGTCTTTTAGCCATACTCCAAACCCTAAATCAATATCTACGTCAACGGTATCACCGTCAATTATTTTTGTGACTAGCACTTTATACTCGTACATTTTGCCCTCCGTTTAAGTACGTTACTCTGTTACTTCTTCCCCCTGGGTAAGTTTAACAACTGTAAATTCGGTTGAATTAAATAAATCGTTTAATTTTTTTGCTAAGTTATGAGCGTGTCCTGGGTTTGAAAAAGAAACTTTTTTATACTTAGGCCCTGGAAAACTAGAAAGTGAATTCTGTGTTTTTAAGTTAAAAGGTTTGTTTTGATAGAACACCGCCCAGATTGCTTCAGCCATCAGAATTTGGTCAGACTTGTAAGTCTTCTTATCTATGTGTTCTAACAACACTGTGGGTTTAGGTCTACTCATAATAATATACGTAATTTCCTTATTAATAAACTACGTATATATTTATCTTTTATGAGTCGGTGATTGTAATGTTAAATGCTGTAGTTATCCTAGGTACATCGTGTTTTTGTACTGGAATACTATGGTTTAGGTAAGGAGGAAAGAACACCATATCGCCTTCTACGGCTTCTGCAATACATTGTTCTTTAGGAAAATTTGTTGGTAAGTTATCAGCAATAGGAGTTGGTTGTGTACTTCTTATGCCGTTGCTTTCTGAGTTATAAAATATAGTAGGTGTGTGTACACTTTCGTCAAACTTAACATAATGTACTGCACAAAACTGTATAGTACGTGGACTTGAAAGATGATTATGTATTTCTCCAAAGCCACCTTTTGTTGTTACATTATACCAAGCATCGATACCTACTTTCCAATCCTTTAAAGTATCAAAACCGTAACCTTCAAAAAACTCTGTTATAGTAGGTTCGTATAATGCTAATAGATCATCCCAGTATAGTTGTTTAGCATTAGGAAAGTAATCGCTATAAACATTACAAAATTCTGAGTTAGGACCGTTTTTAATAAACTCATCTAAAAGATGTGTTGTAAGAAAATTCTTAATACGATCGTGACTTTTTACTTTGAGTTTATAGATGTCTGTAGTAAAGAGTGTTTGCTTTTGCATTAATCCTCTTTAAAGCCACCACCGTCCATTTCGACATTAATGACTTCTGCTTCTTGTCTTGCGTTGTTGGCAGATACCAAACGTTCTAGTTCACCGTGTAATCTAGATTCAATCTGACCAATAGTTAATGCTAGTTGTTCTGCTTGAGGCAAAGTAAGTCTAACATCTTTTGCGTTAGACTGTTTTGCTGTTTTTACTTGTTGGATAAACTGTTCTAAAGGAACAGTATTAATCGGCTCGTTTGTCATCTGCATTTGCCTTGCTTAGTTCTTGACGCATAATAATTTCTGTCTTAAAAGGACCTTTAGAAGTATAACCTTCAATGGTCATTAGTTTAGGACAAAAACTTCTTACCCAGCCTTTATCAAACCTAATAATATAATATCCTGCACAATATAAAGATTTAGATTTCTTGCTTTTTGTAAACAATGGTAGTTTACGTTTTACATCATACATTGAATTATGAGGAACACAAGAAGTAGGAAAACCTTGTACTTCTTTTTCTACTTCAGGTTTATTACTAGCATCTTTGATACCCCATTCAATGTTGATATCTTTTGCTAGTTGTTTTTCGTTATCATAAAACTTTGTATGAGTATTACAACAATACATATAGGTTTTATCTTCTTGTTTAGAAAGAGTACCGATTCTCTCGCCATCTTCTTCAACAATCCAGAATTTACCTGCTACGATTGGATTTGCTTTGATGTGTGTCATAATACCCCCTTAAAAGTTTCGTTGTTTATTACAGTTATCTTAATGTCTTTGTTAGCCGCCAATGCCGCATAAATCCTTGTTCTACCATCGATTACAAATTTTTTATCTTTGTAATCTAGTATCAATGGTGGCTCGCAGGTTTCATTTTCAACTGCGAGTAGAGTATCTGCAATAGCAAATTCACGTTCTCTAAAATCACGCTTATCTCTCTTTTGCATTTCCTCAATAAACTTTTTATCATATCCCGTATTACCACTTACACGTTTGATTTCATTTAACGTATATTCGTCTTCCGGCATATTGACTAAGTTATTTAATTCTAAAATTGCTTCTCGAGACAGATTTTGGACAGGAAGTTTGTCTAGTATTTTACCAATTTCGACAGCCGCCTTATCTCTCTTGTAGTTATCCATAGGATGATCAGATCCAATATCTATAGGCAGATTTTCAACATATTCTTTAATATCAGGGTCGTGTTGCCCTAATAGTTCATATGCATAAAAGTACCCTACGTCACTCATTGATATCTCGCATTCAATGGATCTGCAAAACTTTGTATTTGCTCTGCAACTTTGTTTAATTCGTGTTTAGCACAAAACTTCATAAGTTTAATGCCTACTTGCTGTATTTCTTTAGGTACACTATTTTCTGCAATAGTTGTAGCCATAATTTGTTTAATTTCGTCTGGTTGTGCTGACAAGTCACATAATGTAACATTGCGATTATAATCATCTAGTACGCGATGTTCCACACCATTATGATCAACCCAACGCTGTAGCATAAGATTGTTCCAATTATAGCCTTTTGTATTCTTATCAGCAAATGCTTCTTGTAAGCCAACTTTGTTCTTAGTACCTTTGACTCTAACGCCTGGATAGGCTGAGAAGACGTTGTCACTGGTATCACCTCGCATACATTTTTCAAATAATAGCCATTTTGGATTTGGAGCACCTTTAGGCTCCTTAGTCTTTTTATCTACGATAGGTTGACGTTTTTTATCGTCAAAGTAACCTTCGTGTGTAATAATAGTATTGCTAACACCGTTGTATTGTTTTACGTTAGGTGCAATAAGTTGTGCAAAGTCTCCGTCAGTTGAAATAATAACATGATCGTCGTTAGGATGTGATTGAATCCAGCCTGCAATTAAATCATCTGCTTCTAGTACAGGATTATGTAAAACGGTACAATTAGTTTTAGTTGTAACAAAGTCTTTAAACTCGTCAAACATTTCCCAGAATACAGTTTCTTCTTCTTGCTGAGAAGCAGTAAGAGCATCACGAGCAACTTGTCTATTACGTTTATATGGCTCGTAATAATCTTTACGCCAACTTCTACCTTCTAAGCAGAATACAACATGACTGCCGTCAAAATCTTGCCATGCCTTTCTAATACTACTTAGAGTAATATGAAATGCCATACCAACTTTAGTTGTTAGGTCGCCACGCATTACGTGCCTTGCACGGAAAAACGTATTTGCTGTATCAACTAAGATGTAAGTCATTATACCTCCGAAAACAATTTAATTGTAATACTATTTTACTTGCTTTCTTGAGATTTGTCAAGTTGTTTCTTTGCCTTTTCTTGAATTTCTTTAATGATTTCTTTGTTCATAAATGGAACTGCATTAAAGAACTCTGCATCAAAAGAACCCGTTAGGCGCAAATCAAATGCTACACTTACACGTAAATCATCTCTTGTATGAGGTTCTACATAGTGTGGAGTACAACTTGGGAACATTACACACCCGCCCTTTTTATTTGGTAATCCAATTTTTGATTCCGGATCAAAACTAGAATGGTAAACGGTATTAGTATGATAATCATCTAAATGAATGTTACCACTTAAATAAGAATCTGGTTGGGAACCGTGTGCGTGTGAATCCATGCCTTCTTCTTTGCGTAGGATATTTGCCCAACATACAATTTGTAAGTCTTTTAATTCTAATTGTTGTTGCTGTACATACTCTAAATATGAGTATTGTAAGAATGTTAATAGTTCTTTAAAAGCAGGATTGTCACCTTTAGTAAGTAAATTATAACGTCCAAACCTAGTAGTAATGTGTTTATCAGTTAAACCTGTACCGCCAGTGTTGGCATATTCTAATTTTAATAATTCTTCTTCGTTGTCAATAATCCACTGTTTAATAGTGTCGACTTGTTCTAAGTCAGTCCAGTTGGTTAACCATAATGGAATATTCCAACTTGGTGCAAACTCTGTTAATGGATGATAACTTTTAATTCTTACTAATGACATTACTTAACCTCCGACTTTCCGCCGCCGATGTTTGTTGTATTAATAAATCCTGCACCACGATTTGGATCGTGACCTTGTTCTTGTAGTACATTTCTAGCAAGATCTTTAAACCACATATCAACAATTTCTTCATTAGTTTCGCCTTTATAACCAGCATCAAGTAGTTGCTCAATAAACTCGTTATTCCAGTCTAGTTCAAAAAATCCATTACGGATATTATCTTTGTTTACTTGAGTATCTAACACACCAACCCAAGCCTTTTTTGCTTTAGTTGCTTTTTCTTTTTCTTTAAGCATTAGTTCCCTGTGTGTAGGTTCTTTTGCCTTGTCGTTATTCTTAGTAAACATATTCTTAATTTTATCCATCATAGTTTATAATCCTGCTTCCCTTGCCTTTTGATCAAAGGTCTTGTTATCCTTTTTACGTTCCCCACGCATTTCCGAAGATGTCGACGTGTAGTCTGGGTGTATAGCGCCAACCTCGCTCCATTGCCAATGTTGCGACTCGTCTAGTATTGAGTTGGTATTCTTCGCTTCGTCCTCCGAGCGGCATGATGTAAACCGGGCAGTCAATCCCTGCATTCCTAAATTCGGAAACTGCTCTTGTAACTTCGTCCACGTCCACGTCGTCAGCGACAACAAACTTGAAATACAAATTACTATTAGGTATGTCGTAGTAACTCCTAGCAATTTCAGGATTGATAGCATCATCCCAAACTTCGCCCGATACGGAAAGTTTAGGAGAGCAACTCCAAGTAACTTGGAATCTGTCTTGAGATCCGAGATAGTCTCGGAAATCATCTCTAAGTTTTTGTGTTGTATTTGTTTCAAACGTAACATTTTTTAAGTCTCTCATTTTAGGATGCTCAAAAAGATCAATATATAACTTTTGCCATCCAAGTAGCGGTTCCCCGCCGGTTAATATAAAGTGAACATCCTGTCCATTGTCCATCGTCCACTTGCCTTGCGGAGTCAAACTTAATACATAGTCAACTACTTCGTCAACTGTGTGATCCTTCATATATTTTTTAAATTCAGGATAGATACTTGCATAAGTATCACACCCTGTATGCACAATTGGTAAATCTTCAAATGTGTCGATCTTATTAGTAATTCCGTCATCTAATAATTGTTTGACTTCTGGATTGTATTTATCGCCGTTTTTACGCACATACGTACCACGTTCATGTCCAAAGTTCATACAACGGAAATTACAACCAAAGGTACGTAAGAATACACTAGGTACTCCTACAAAACGACCTTCACCTTGTACACTATAAAATGCTTCTGAATATCTTAACTTCATCGTGGTGCAAACTCCTGTTGCAGTTTAATATTGTCCATAAATTCTTTTTTAGTACCTGCATCTTCTTTAAAAGAACCTTTTAACACTGTAGTCTGTGTAAGACTTGAATGTGCCATAATACCTCTATTCTCACAACAACCGTGTGTTGCTTGAATATAAACACCTAGGTGTTTTGCATTAGTAGCCTTTTCAATTTCACGTGCAATGTCATTTGCAAGTTCTTCTTGTAGTGTACCACGTCTAGCACACCACTGTGCAATACGTGTATATTTAGAAAGTCCAATTACTTTACCATTAGGAATAACACCAATATATGCTACGCCTGTTACCGGCTGGTGATGATGTGAACAAACTGATTTGAGTTCACTTCGTACAACTAACATACCTGTGTATGCGTCATCTCCTTCGTTAGGAAAAGCAGTTGCAGTAGGAATGCGATCATAACGTCCTTGCATTAATTCGTTATAATACATTTTAGCAAGACGTTTAGCAGTTCCTTCACTGTTAGGATCGTTTTCGCGATCAATCAAAAGTGCATCAAGTACACCTTCAAACTTTTCCGTGGCTTCATCAATTAGTGTTTGCTTTTCACCTTC